TCGTGCGCGCGTTCTCGTTCGCGAATCGCGTGTTGATGTCAGTCATGAGTCCGGTGTCGCCCGGCACACGCACTTGTGGTATCGGTGGTGGGTTCGTTGGGTCAAATCCGGCGGGCTTGGGTGTATCGGGGTTAGCGGTAGACAGACCAACGGCAGTCTGCTGCGCTTCATACTCCAAGTTGCGCTTTGTCTCGGTCACTTTGCTGAATATCGACCGAACTGGTTGATGACCGACCGCTGCTAACAGTGCAGCACCACCAACCTCGAACGCTTTCATCCACGGGAACGTGCCCGTGTGCGGATCGGGTGCAACTGGCGCATCCGTCACCGGACCAATCGGTGGCCCGATGGTGAATTGCTGCGCTGGTTGCTGCATCGTGTCCGCTGGCGCTGCCGGTTGATCAATCCGTGGCCCAATCGTGAACGGCTGATCCGGTTGATCTTGTGTTGGTCCGCTAACAGAATCGACTCGTGGCCCAATGGTGAACTTGTCGGTTGGCGAATCACTCATCGCCTCATGCGCAGCCGTCAAGCCACCTGTCAGTGCAGCAATTGGTCCACCAACTGCAACTGGATGTCGTGCTGCCGGTGCCAACACATCAGCAAGCATGCGCACGCTCGTCGGTGCGAGCCGCAATGCTGCACCAGCACCAAGCAACGGCCCGCCAGTTTCGGCGAAGGCCCGCGCCGTGTTGCCGACCACGCGCTCAGTCGCATTCTGTGGCTCAACTGCTGTCGGTATGTCGATGTCGGCTTGCTTCGCTGCACCTTCGTGATGCTGCTGCGCCAACTTGATGACATCTGGCGTGTCAACCGATGGCAATCCCGTGTAGCCATACGCTTGTGGAATGTCGTGGCCGAGCAAGTTGATCGCATCGACACCCAATCCACCGACACCACCGACAATACCCTGCACACCACCGGGCGTGTATCGACCGAGATTCGTTTCTGCATTCGGATCGCCGCGCACCATCGTCCACAGACCGGGCGCGAGTTGGCCCGCTGCAACTTTGGCCGCCGACAGCAGTGATGGATCAGTCTCGGGCACTACTTCTTGCCGTTATATGTCACTGGTGCAATTGGCTTCGTGCCTTGCATGATCCACAGTTGCCCGGTGCTGTCTTGACCGAGCCGATACACGTTCTGGTTCTGCGCTTCGATCATCGGTTGCCCAGGCTTCGAGTTCTGGTTGATGAATTGCTGCACAATTGCTCGTTGGTCTGACATGCTGAGTGGTTGCGCCAAGCCGGGCACCTGTGCAGTTGATCCCGGTGTGATCAGTTTGAACGTTCGATCACCTCCTGACGATACTTGTGCACCGCCTGAATCAGACTTCGCTGCTGGGGGCAACGCACCGCCCGCCGCCGACGACGATGTGCCAGATGAGAACGAACGAATTGGTTGATTCGTCCTGCGCTGCACTATCATTCCAGGGATGGGCACTTCTGGCTGAACAATTGGGTTGCCCTGTGCATCGTATTGTGGGTTCTTGAGCGAGGCATTGATCTTGTCGAGTGCTGCCGCTGTCGGCATGATGTTCCCTGGCTTCACATTGCCAGCGTGCACACCTGTGGCGTCAATCGTCATAGTTGGTTCGACGAACTTCTGTGCATTTGCTGTCAATGCTGCCGCCGCCAGATGCGCAGCCGTCTTCTTGTCCTCAAGAATCTCCGGCTCTGGTGCATACTGCTGCGTCGGCAAACCAATTTGTTGGTTCACGACTGCATTCGGCACACGATTGCCCGAATCAACACCTAACTTGTATGACTCCATGAAGTTCTTCTGTGTGCCCGATTGCTGCGCAGCCATCTGTGCATTGGTCAGTTGACCGACCATCTGCGACACGGCTGGCTGTTCACCAGCATACAAGCGCGCGAACCGTGGACTTGCTCGATTGAGCATTGTCGAACCGGGGTTGACCGAGTTATTGATGTCGAACAGCAACTTGTCATCTTCGTGCTGTGCAGCTTGCCGTTGTGTCAACTGCGCAAGCATGAAGTTGCGAGTTGCATCATCTTCGGCTTGCTGCCCGATCATCTGCCGTTGTGCTTGGTATCCAGGCAACAATTGCAGTGCAGCACCCGCAGTCTCGGGCTTCGTTGCTGCAAGTGCCAAGCCAGTTTCGAGTTGGCTTGGCTCACTTGCACGATACGGAATTGTTGTTGCGGCCATTAGCTGTTGCCCTGCTGAATTGCAAGTCTGTCGTTCTCGGTTGTGCCGCTGCCAAACGTCCCACCAGCATCTTTGAATGTCTTGAGTGCATTCGTCACCGCTGGCCCAATTTGCTGGCCAAGTGAGTTCAACGTCCGTGAAGCATCATTCGTGTCAGGTGTTGGCACCGCTGCCGCAGCTTTGCCTGCTGCATCACCAGCAAGCGCCGTGTTGCGACCAGCATTCGCACCCGCAGTCACACCGAGTTCGGCTCGTTGCATCGCCATCTGCGCCATCGTCTTGTTCGCATCGTCCGTCGCGATACCAGGGAATTGCAACGACGGCTGCGCGCCCGCACTCAGCGTGCTGTATGCATTCCCGAGCGTGCCGAGATTCGACTTGTTGATGTCACCTGCACTCGTTTGGCCCTGGATCATGCTGTCAATTGCATTCTTGCGCAGATCAGCAGCCGACTGTCGCCCGATGTCAGCAATGATCGGTCCACTCGCGGAGCCAGTTCGCTGCGCTTGCGTCAACGCCTGCTGGATCAGTGGCCGATATGCGTCATTCGACGCCATTGCACCACGTTGCTGCAACATGTCACCCAACTGCGATCCGGTGATTGGTTGGTAGCCAGCGATCTGCCGACGATACGAGTCGAGTGCCGGTTCGGCTTCCAGTGCGCGCCTCTCCGCAGCTTCATTGACACGACGAGCTTGCGACTGGTCCGTCGTGTCACGTTCGATCTGTGCATTCAGTGCGGCGCGACGCGCATCTGCGGGTTGTTGACCGAGCGCCGACACATATGTGTTGGTCGCTGGGTCATATCGGAGCGTGTTGCCTTCACTGTCTTGGAACCCAGCACGCGAATTCTGCAACATCAACGCATTGAGTTGCTGAATGTAGGCTTCGTTGTTGCGTGCATCCTGCAACTGCGCCAAATCGACGCTGCGTGCATCCTGATTGCCTCGCTGATTCGCTGCCGACCCAGCAACTGCACCAATCCCTGCACTCGCGAGCGATGCACCACCAGCAATCAGCGCCGCCGTAATTGCCATCGACCGAACTCCTGTTAGCGGACTAACACTTTCTGATACGCAACTTCGTGTGGCTCATACCCGAGCTTCGGGAACAATGGCGATTCGTCATTCGCGTATGTCATCCTGAATGAATGAATGATGCGATCGACTTCTGCAATTCGCAAGTAGTCCTCGGCTTTGGCCATCAGATTGCGTGCAATCCCCATCCCACGCATCTCCGGGCGCACCGAGAGCAAGTCACAATACGCTATCTTCGCCGTTCGATGATGCGGATGGTTCATCACGATGTAGAACACGAACCCAACGAGTGGCCTCGCGTGCGTGATGTCGCGTATCCGTGCAGTCACCAGCACGATTCGCCGCAGCTTGTCGAGTTCGAGGTAGTGATTCCAATCGAAATCCAACGGTGGCACGTCACGATCTGCAATCGTGCTCTCGAAGTAGTCATGCACCAACGCACCCATTTCATCGAAGCAGTCAACTAGCGGCTCACGGCTGAACTCGATCGCCATCAGAACGCACCTTGTGAACCAAGCCCGCGTTGTGAAGCATTGCGCTTCGCTTGTTCAGCCAACGCGGCAGTTGGATCAGATGGATCACCACCACCTCCACCGAGTGCGCCCGGCGTGCCGCCCGGTGCTGTCTGTGTTGGTCCTTGCGCTTGACCGCCCGCACCGAGCAACTCGCTGAGATCAACGAATTTCGTTTGACCAACGGCATTGCGAATGTCGCCACCCAACGAACCCATCTCTTGGTTGATCTTCGTGTCAGCCGCCGATCTGAACGACGTTGGATTGAACGTGTCGAACTGATCCGCTGTCAATCCACCCGCCGTTGTCTTCGCTCCGCTGATCAGATCATCAATTGACTTGCGATCTGTCGTCAGTGCACTGTTCGCCAATCCCCGAACCTGTGATTCCGCAGCGGTTCGTTTGGTTCCAAGCAGATCAGTTGCAGCCGCGAATCCCTGTGGCGACAACTGCCCTCGATCACGTGCAAACGTCAACGATGCACTCACTGGATTGAACTGCTCGTTCAGGATGTCGTTGATGAACGGATCAGCAGCCGTGTTCGAGAACCGGTCTTGTGAGAACGTCGGTGAGAACAGATCGTTGACGGCAGATGTGGCTCTGGTTCGGCCAGCCGTCGTGTATTGGTTCAGTATGTTCTGTCCGAGATTGGCGTCGAATGCACCCGTTGGGTTGGGATCGAGGTCCTTGATTGTGCCCGTTTCGCGTGCCAGTTCAGTTTCGAGTAGCGGAGCGAACCTTGCTGGGTCCAGTCCTTGCGATGTGAAGAACTGGTTCGCGCCCGCGCGTGCATTCGTCTGTGCCGTGCCGCGTGCAGTCTGGAAGTTCGATTCAGCCGTTGCGGCATCAGTTGCAGCTTTCGCCGCTGCTGCATCACTCTTGGCTTTCTCATCCGCTTGTCGTTGCGTGATTTCTTCGTTGAGTTGCTCCTGCGCTGATCGCGGCTTCGGACTCATGAACTGCACGAGGTATGGATTGGTCTCTTGAGTGAATGTCTTGCCACTGACTGGATCACTCAGGATGATCGGTCGCGGTGTGTATTTGTTCGGGTCCTCACCACCACCACCCTTGAATGCGATCCGTGCATCTCGGTCGATCTGTCCGCCTTCGGTCCACATCACGCAGTCCTCTCGTGACTATAGAGTGCGCCGTAGTTCTTGAATCCACAACGAATGTATAGCGCCCGTGTTGCTTCACTCTCGACCGACGCGATGTCACCCGACTGCACCATGATGCAATCATGCACGTCGTAGCACCACGACAGGAACGAACGAACGAGATTGAACGCAATTGCACCGCGGAACTTGGTCCCGCGCCGCACATAGAGCGCGTGTTCGACGCCGATCCGAGCAGTTGAGAACAATGTCATCTGCACGTTGCCGACCATGCAACCGCAATACTCGGTGTCATCGACACTGCGCGCCAACTGCACCCACCAAGTGGGGTTGTGCATTCGGTGCGCACAGAGTGCTCGATTGTAGGCATCATCGAATGGATAGCACGACATTGCACCCAGCCCGTGTAGTTCTTTGAAGATTGCACATGCGTAGGCCATGTTGCGCTCGTCCATTGACTCGATCCGTAGCTGCAAGTCACGGCTCCAACGCCTTCAGTCGTGCATCGAGTTCAGCGACCGCATTCACCAGTGCGTAGATGATACCTGTTGCATTGATTTCTCGAACATCTGTCTGCAACACGCCGTCGATGTATGCCGTCGTTGTCGTCACCAACTCAGGCATGTATGGTTCGCAGTCCTGTGCGATCAATCCGATGTGCTGCGTCAATGTATCGACATGGATCACATCGCCTGGGTCACCATTCTCGCCAATGTATTGGTCGTTGCCCTTGTATGTGAACATCTGTGGCAGCATTTCGAGCAACTCCGCCAACCCGTGTGGATACGGACCAACGACATTCTTGATCCGTGCGTCAGATGAATCACGCCACAAACCACCACCAGGCTGAAATCCAGCACCTGTGATGACAAAGTTGCTGATGGGTGGACCGCCTGGGACGTTATCTCCAGTAAGGAATGCACCACGGAAGATGTTGGCGACGCCATCAATCGTCGCAACTTCATTCTTCGGCGTGAAATAGAAGTCAATCGTCCTGATACCGTTAGCAGTTTGTCCAGTAATGAGTGCTCCAGTGTTGCCAACCGTTGCAGTTGGCAGCGCAGGCGGAACTGTGCCCTGCGGAAGTGCAGCCATGTAGCGAAATGAGCCATTAGGCGATGGCGTCAAGCTAAAGTATAGCCCAATCCCAAACAGATTAGCGTTGAAGTGCTGTGAAAATCCCAAACCAGGCGCCGCAATTGATGGCATCGCAAATCCAACAGTCGTGCGCGTGCCAAAGATCACATCACCAGTGAACACCCCGCCAGCCGAGCCAACACCGAGCTTCCATGTGTGATCACCACCGCGCACATACACGTTGGTTGTCGGTGCAGTTGTCGGTGCATCCGCGAATGCAGCATTGACCGAGAACCACGCCGTGCCCGTCCACACATTGAGCGTCTGTGTCGTCGAGTCGAAGTAGAGATCGCCAGCCGTGCGCGCACCACCATGCGGATCGTTGAGTGGCGCCGTCGCGAATGCACCGTAGTATGTATTCTGGAATGTGGTCAGTTGCGTTGTTGCACTCGCGGCGCTGTTCGCTGCACTCGTGGCACTCGCCGCCGCAGCCGCCGCGCTATCCTGCGCGGGTGATGTCGTCAATGCCCAACCATTCGGCTTCGCTATGCGATCTGCTGCAAACGTGCCCGTTGCTGCACTCGTGTGCGAAGTCACGCATCGATAGAACGATGCATTGGCCGTGTCGAGCACGATGTTGCCAACAGCATACAGATGCGAGTTGACCCACGTCCCGACGAACCCCGGTATGTTCATGAATTGCTTCACGAACCCATCGATCGTGTCGAGGTTCGCATTCATGTTGTCGTCCCAGCCCAACTCCTTCGCGACTGGCTTGTAGAGTTGCAGGAACGGTGTGAGTGTTGCCACTATGACCTCCGAACGGACCCACGCATATACATGATCGAGATGCTGACGAACCTCAGTGGGAACTTAGTCGATCCAGTGAAGCGCAGTTTCATCAAGTTGCACTTCATTGGGAATGCGTAGAGTCGTTCTTCGTTTGTTGGCCGACCAACACCGCCGCCACCGTATGCGTTGCCGTATCCATCGGCACCATACCCGAGCGCACCACTCCCATCGAAGTCCATCGACAACAATGGCGTGTCGATCAACCCGGTGTCGTCAAACCGTTCGTTGTCTGCATACGCGCTGACCGTATACGACCCAGTCCCCTGCGTGTCGTTGTGCAGATACCGAATTGTCTTGCTATTCAGCCGTCGGTCGAAGTCAGCCCACGGCAACTCCCAATCGAAGTTGACTGGTTCACCCGACAGATTGGGATCAACGGTTGGATCGCCCATCCGATCTGCGTTGTTCGCAACGTCATCGAACTCGTAGCTGTAGAGCTTGTTCTCACGAGCGAAGATGATGTTCTTGAGTTCGGTGCGGCATGCAGCCGTCCACTTCCATCCGCGCAACCGTGCCCACGCCGTCACCTGCAACTGTGGAATGTTCGTGTAGCTGAAGCAGATCGTCTCGGTGATGATACCCGCGCTGAACACCGGGATGAACAGCATGTAGCGCGAGTTGCGCAGATCATACACGGCGAACACGAACTGCTGGATTTGGTCGGCACTCAGCGCCGTGAGAGCACGAGTAATGAGAACGTCAACGAGATAGCTAACACGATGAGGCCGCAGAGTGTTGAGAAGTGAAACACGAGATAGAGTATCCACTCCGATATTGTCACAGAAGTAAGTGTCATCACCAACATTGACCAACGAACGGTGCGTCAAGCATCCACTCTCTCCAATGAACCCATCATCATTCGGCGTGTGAACCTGCGCGGTGCCGGTCGTCGTGTAGATGCCGAGTGTCAACGGTATCACGCCGCGCTCGAACGTCACGATCAGCTTGTCACGATACGACACCAACCCCGTTATTGCGGCGTCCCCAAGTGACACTCGTGAACCCAGATCAATCTCGACTGAGTCGTTCGGTGCTGGATCACCGACATATGTCCCGCTGGTGTCTCTAGAGCTAATGACAATTGTCGATGGTCGTGATCGGCTGTTGAATGGTGCAACTGTTCCCTGTGGAGGCAACCAAGCATGGACGACGTATCGACCGTGCGTTGCGACATACTTTGCAATTGGGACATTGACTGAACTGAGCGTTCCTTTATCGTGGAGCACGTCAGCCGCGAGAAACCCAGGTGCATCCGCGCGTCCCCCGATGATGATTGGCTTCTGCACGCCGTTCTGCATGATCAGATCACTGTTGAACACAGTGAAGTTGACCGATGTGAACGTGTTCGCGGTCCAGAATGGCGAACCAGCAACAGCCGGTATGGCGGTGACCACCCCGGCTGCATCCGTGCGCGTGATCTTGCCCGACTTCTGCACCGAGATGACATAACCAGCGAAGTATGTTATGTTGACAATATCAGTTACGTCGCCAGCGGGTGCAACTACAGCACGAAGACGAGTGCCAGGGCGCAAAGAGAGAGTGCCATCTAGATTGCGCTCGAGATTATCCAAGACACGCGCAAACTTGGGCGACATGTTAAGATCTGTGTCTGCAACATTCAGCCCTCCTTCGAACGAACGAACCGTTGTCGTGCGCAGTTGTTCACGAACCGCCTTACTGACAGTTGGCTGGCCGCGCTTCATATACATCAGTGCGTCACCGGGATGAAGAACGATGATGACTGGTCGATGTCGAGGATGTCAGTTGGCAGTCGATTGTCGAGCGGGATTGGTTGGTTGTTGAACCGACTGATCATCGTCTGCCGACGCTTGCGAATCAACAACTCGTATTTGGCCACTTGCGCAGGCAGCGTGCCATCGTTCGTGCAATACATCCACGTCGCGTCGAACATCAGCAGCAGCGGATCAATGCCAACACGAGTTGCGTTGGTGAACGGGAATGCCGTGCGTTGGCGTGCTCGAACCGTTAGTGGACCAACACTGTTCGATGGCAGCACACGGAATGGTCGATGCGGCACCGCATAGTCGGGCAAGATGTAGACCGGTTGCGCAGTTGATGTTGGAGCCTGCGTGCTCGATGTGAATGTCGATGGATTGACGTTCTCAGGCAGCGCCATCAGCGGCACATTGCTCGCTACGGGCCACACATGCTGAATGTCACCGTAGTCATCAATCGAACTGATCGAACCAGTCAAATCATTCGCCAACCGTCCCGTCGTTCCGTCAATCGTCGCCGTGAAGTAGCCCATGTAGTCGGGCCACCACACTTCCTCGATCTCCATCATGTATGCATTCTGCAAGTATTGTGTGATGATGGGCGCCGAATACTTCTGTGTCACCACTCCCGCAACTTGTGACAACTCATTGATGACCATCGCCACCAGATCGGTGATCGCGGTGAATGCCACTGGTCATCTCCAATCTGTTGGTCGGCTAACAGGTTGTCGATGTGTTGGATCGATGACACACCGACAACCTGCATCTCCACACGGCTACCCGGCGTGTGGAAATCCGTATAATCCGCCTGCATCGTTGGGCCGCGCTCCACCCGGTGTGCCGAACAGATCATTCACGAACGTGAATATTGCGGTGATGACTGCTAAACCATTCACCACCGTGGTCGGCTGATATGTGCCGCGCGGATCAACCACGCCAACAGCATTGCTCTGGTTCACGAATGGACCCGGCACCAGCGTGCCCACTGGCGATACTGGCGTGCTGTTGATAGTTTCCTCTCGTGCAAAGAGCGCACGATACGGCAACCCGAGCTTCGTGTTCTGTCCAATCGAGAACGTCACAGGTGCCGTGCCAGCATTCGCACCGAACGTCACCGAATTGAACGACTTGAACGCCTTGGCACCAATGATTGGTGTCGCGCCTGCAACCGAAGTGAACACTTCGGTCATCGGCTGACCGAGATAGTCCCAACCACGCAACGTAATTGACGAACCGGCGAGGATAGTCGCACTGCCGGTCACCGTGACGCATCGACCATACGGTGCGATGATGTCAGGGAGCGGCGTGAGATCGAGTGTCACCGCAGCAGCCACATTCGACGCATTGACGATGTTGTTCGTCGATGCAACCGCAACCGGCCCGAACGAGATGCGCGTCCCTGCTGCGTAGTTCACATCTGATGCATACTGCATCGATGCAACATACTGATTGACACGCTTCGGATGAAACGTGCCAGGATTCACCAAGCTAACCATGTGAAGCTTCCTCCAACAACTGCGTCAGTCCGCCAATCGTCGTCGTGTTCCGGCGACGGACGTTCTGACTTGCTTCGACAACGTCCTTCGGTGTCATGTGATATGACGGCGGTGCGATCTCACCACTCTCCATGTCAACCAACTTCGGATCAGCCATTACGCCGAGCCGGATCAGTTGCTCGTGGTCATCCGCCGCGATCAACATCGAGTGCCCTTGAGGAAACCACAACATGACCGCTTCGGTGAACTCTTCCTTGTCCTTCTTGAGCGTTCGAGTGATGATCTTGCGTTCACCATTCGCACCGTTGATCACCCGCACGTCCTCAACGATCCGTGTCACATCACGAGTGAACTTACCCGAGATGCGTTCTGCCTGCCAAGCAGGCATGATGTTGAGTTCAGCCATCAGTTGGTCACCACGCCGTGTGTGCGGAACGCCCGCCACAGACACCACTGACCCTGCCACACAACTCGTGAGCCAGCCGCGTCAACATTCCACGGAGCCGTCAACTCCTTGACCTTCATGTTCACGCCGCGCAGCACGGTGAGCCGTAGATACTTGTCATTGATGAAATAGGCGAAGTTGACTGGTGCATCTTCGTCATACATCAACGGAATGCCATTATGGAAGCAACCCTCGAAGCCCAGATCGAACATCCGCTTCCCAGCTTTGCCTTCACTGAGCGGCATCGTGAACTTGTCGCGCACAGCCTGCCGATACGTGCGATAGATGTTGCGTCCAACGAGGATCACCGTTGGTCGATCACCCTTGAGCGTCAAGTCCATCAACACATCATCGAACACTTCTTCGATGTTGGTGGAGTCGATACCACCAGCAAAGTTATAGGCTGACGTGCGCCACTGGACTTGTGTCGCGCGGTTGATTCCACCCAGTGTTCCAGTTGTCGGGTTGGTTGGAATGAGAGTGCCCAGACCGAGCGGATCGGTCCCGCCGCCAACTGCATACAGATACGACGAGAACTTCTCTTTGATGCTCTCCTCAAGAACATCCATCTTCGCGCGCATGAGTTTGAAGATCGCAGCCGCACCGTTGTTCTCGTCTTCTTCTTGATCGGAGATGATGACGGAACCTGCAACGCGAGAATAGCCATACTCGACCGTGTCGAACTCATCGGTCTGATCGATGGGCAACTGCTGATAGTAGCGATACGACGCAATGTTCGGATTGCGTCCCACCGTGAGCGGATTGGTGATATTGTAACCACCATCCTCATACTCCACGCGGTCATTCGCAAACACCCACGCCATCAGCGAGCACGACTTGATGCTCGCCATGATCAACTTCTTCCGTGATTTGGTCAACGTCGAGTGGAGAACCGTTGCGAGCAACGGGACCACGGTCCCAACAGGCATGACACACTCCTAACTGAATGACATTCCGGATTCCTCCATCGAGTGACGGATTATGTCGCCCCACGGAGTATTCTCATTGAACGCTCGCGTCGTATCCAATCCGTTGGCACCGTAGTTCGCGCTTCTGCCACCCGGTAGTGGACGACGACCATTCGGCTGCTGAGTAGGCTGCTGTTGTTGGGCTGCATTCGCATTCAGTGCGTCGATCTGCGGACGCAATGGCTGCGAGTAGTCGAGTCCGTTGTCATACGACCACCGCATCATCTTCGTGTAAGCATCATGAAGCGTGAGGTGCGGTTGAGCCTGCATCATCTGTGCCAACACGTCAAGATTGGAGTTGGCTTCGGGGTTTGTGTTGAGGAACGTGTCGAGTTGCTGGCCTACGTGCGCGCGTTGCGCTTCCTGTTGACGTTGTTGTTCCTGTGCTTGCGTGATCGGTGCGAATTTGGCATCGATCATGCGCTGAATTGCACCCAGGTCCATCCCCGGTGTGACACCTTGTGTCAAGAACGGAATCTCATAGCCCTTGGACTTGACTTCCTCGACCAACGATTGCAGTGTGCGAACTGGGTCCTTCAAGAAGTCACCCATCACACGAATTGCAACAACTTGGTTCTCGGGACTGAGTTGCATCTCGTTGGCGACGCGGCTCACTTCACTCGCGGTGCCGACGTGCGCCTGCAATGCACTCAGTTGTTGTTTGAGGGTGGCGTTTTCTCTTGCGTGTCGTTGTCCTTCTTCAAAGACGTGTCTTTCGATGCCGCCCCGCGCAACAACCCGCCCCGTGCGCGGATCGACCAAGTCACGAGTCTTCGGATCAGCTTCATTCGGCCGTTCGAGTAAACCGTCGTGACGTCTCCGAACTTCGTTAGTGTTGTTCTGCGTTGACCCACTCGGTTCCGCGCTCGTCGTGCGTTGCTCTCCGCCAGTGCCACCACCAGTGCGATCAGCAGAACTGCCACCGCCACTATCAGCGCCGCCACTATCGGACGCATCATCAACTCCGGGGATATTGCTGAGGATGAAGTCTTCAGTTGTGTCACTCATTGTAGCTTTGCTCCCATTGGTGCTGTGGGTGGTGCTGCTGGCGGTGCTGCGCCATTCGTTGGTCCGCTAACACCGCCACCTTGTGCAGATGCTTGCATCATCTGCGCTAGTATCGCCTGAGGTGGTGCACCTTGTGCCAAAGCCACGCCAATTGCTTGCAACACTTGTGGTGGCAATTGTTCCAAAGCCTTTGTGACCATGACTGCGAGTTGCAATGGTCCGCCGGGTGGTGCGCCTGCTGGTGTTGCTCCTGCATTCGGGTCACCAGGGGGTGCACCCGGTGCCATCGGCTGCTGACCCGGTGCACCACCCTGTCCCGCCAACAACGTCTTCTCCACTTCAGCGTCAATTTGTTCCCAATCTTCCTTCGTGACAGTGAACCCATCGAACGCTTCACTGAACATGCGCAGCGATGTCTTCAGCACGGTGGCCGGTGCGGCCTTCACATACTGACTGAGTATCTGCCCGATCTCAACTGCGTCGTGCTTCTTGGCTTGAGATGACAGCTTTTGTGTTGAACCACCAACACATTGCACGGACCAGCGATTCAGATCGCCCAATGGATCGAGCGGATGCCACACGGACGACACGTCGATGCCAACCAACGACTGAACCGTCGCTGCATCCATGAACTTGAGACACAGTTGGAGCATCTTCCAACCTATGTCAGCAATGCAATCCTCGATAGCATCCAGGCGCATGTCCATGCGCATGTTGCCCATAGTCGAATAGTAATCGATGGCCTTGTTGGTCGTGTTGGTTTTGAACTCACCGCCACGTTGTGCCTCACTGGTGGCAGCAATACGATCGATAGCGGCATAGAGGTCCTTCTTGTCAAACAGTGACGCGAAGTTGGTGCTCGGTGGCGTGATGGCGAACAACATGTCCTCGGGCTTCTTGCCATCGGGCACCTTCAGCGGTGTAGCAGTTGGCTTCGGTCCTTCGAGAATGCGGTTCGCCATGTCCTGCGTCACGCCGCTGTCGGGATCGAAGAATATATTGCGTCGTGCCCAATACAACGAACGCCGCTTCTCGTCATTGATTTCGTTGATTTGGTCCTGCTGATCGAGATAGTAGCTGACTTCGCCTTTGGCATACGTGGACACGGGGTTGTCGTGGAACCACATGGGCGTCAATGGGAAGAAGTTCTGCAATCCATACGGATCATCCCACACCCAGATCGGCCACTTCCAATCGTTGTCGGCATACATCTCCAACCGCCGCGTCACTTTGTCCCATGCCCACCAAATCCGTGTTCGTTTGGCTTTGTCGAATGAACTCTCGTCGGTGAACCCATACGACTTGTATGGCTGCTCCTTGTTGAACAGACTGAACGAGTTGGTGCCCATGTCAGTTTCGCTGTCCGCCGACGAACCACCGCTCAGGATGTGGGTTGGTTCGAATATCGATCGCACTGTATCGCTGTTGTCCTTGTCACGTTGTCCGTAGACAGCGTTAATGTAGTCTGTCGGGAGCATGTCCTCCACGAGCATCCAGTTTGCATCACAGCCATAAGGGTCGTTGCAATCAGGATCGACCAATACCTGTGACGGCATTCGAATGCGAACGAATGGACCGCTTGGTTGCAGGAACTCGATCCGTTCCTCAAGTGCGAACAACTCAGCTTCGGTCTCGCGAATGTCGTCAACATCGTCGGCTGACTTCAGCTTGTCGCTGAGAAATTGGATGTTCGCCAGCGCTGCTTCACTCGATTGGTCCTTCTGTGTGTAGCCGACTTCGAACCATGCACGGTTCATCAACAACGCGATGAGCACATTGCGCTTGGCTTTCGGCTTCAGATTGACACCCGGCGCACCCTTCATCCCGAACAGTGCGTTGATCAGCTTCTCGCCGCCGCGAGCAAACACTTCACCATCGGGTCGATAGTTGGGATCGGTGCTGTCGCCAGGTTGGCTAGTGATCGAAACAATCGGGTTCTTTGCATACAACTCGGGGACCTGCGACGACACATTGGCGAACACGAGATTCTCGGTTGACGTGTTGCGTTCGTTCAAGCGCCGTGCGAGATACCGATTGCCCGAGTAGCCGGTCTGACTGCCATCTCGGTGCTCGGCTTGGTCGTGATTGTAGTAACGAACAGCTTCATCCCACGCATCACACATATCTCCAAGTGCCCGCCGCCCGATATCACGACGCGATTTCCACAATGAACCACGCTTGCTCGACACCGGGATGCGCGAGTCGGGCATGACTTTGTAGACTGGGTTCGGTGGCTCAGCATCGTCGTCCTCGGGATCGACGCCCGCCTCAGTGAACGCTCGCGCAAGTCCACCCTGTTGTGTGTCTTCACCATCGAGATCAATCGAGTTCGGGTCGGTGGGGTCATATGACGATCCGCTCATCACAGTCTACCGTAGAAGAATAGCAAGATGACCAAGATCAGCAACACCAAGCCGATCCCACCGAATCCACCGCCGCCGTAGTATCCACCACGGTATCCGTAATACCCACCGCCCATCCCGAACAACAAGATGACGATGATGATCAGCAGAAGTGGACTCATCTGTGCCTCGGCTTGATTGGTTGACGCTCGGCTCGTTCAATCTCGTGCCACGACATCCACGCTGGCGGTTGATCCGTTCGACCAGTGAACCGTGCGAGCTTTGGTCGATTGGTCATCGCATACTTCCACATGTCCATCGCGTGATCGTTGCGGTCGGTCGGCTTATCGGTGACGGTGTCACTCGTATCACGCTTGAAGTAATACTCGGTGATTTCGTCGATGAACCATTCACACACGTCGGTGACATAGAAGTGCGGCGCAGGTGTTAGCTGACTAACAGGATGGTCGTGGTCGTCAACTGCCGTCAGGTATTGCCAGTTCTTGGCGATCCCTGCGTTGATGTCGTTGTTGCCTCGCTGCATGTCGATGCCTTCATCTGCATACAATGACGCAACAGTTTGACCAACTGTCTGCGCATTGCCCGTCTTGCGTCTGAAGATATCGGGGTCTGCGAAGATTGGTCGCAGATCGACTGGGTCAATTCGGTAGGTGTCACGTATTGCACGTATGCGGTTTGCGCTGGCAGCAATTGTTTGCTCCGTTTGTCTGAACCCGTCCAACAGGAACACATTATTGTCGTCATCTGCAAAGAACAGCCCATAGCACGAATGCCGCATCAACCCATGGTCATACCCTTCAATCCATGTTGGCGAATACCCACTTAGCTTCAACTGGCGCAAGTATTCGAGGGCATCTGCGTGCACAATGCAATGCGTGGCTTCGTCAAAAGTTGGGTAGATCAACCCAGAGAGCGCACCCCAGTGTCCGTAGACGAATCGATCGCGCATACTACCCGTGTAGGTAGCCAACATCGTCTTGATGTAATCTTCGCCGACGTTATCCACATTCTCGTATGTGCTACCCTCGAACAATTCGATGACCGGTTTCGGCTTTCCATCAACGAGCAGAGGCTTGCTGAACGAATCCACCTCACAAATCAACTTCGGATTGATGACGCCGCGCTTGAAATCGTGCAGCGGCTTGATGATCTCTCGATAGCACCAATTCCGTGTTGGATTGAGGGTTGCAATGAACCAACGTGGTCCGACCTTCGGCATCGATCTATCTTGACCGTCGTATGTGGTGCCACCGCGCAACCGACCAATGAGGTCCATGAAATCTTTGTGGTCGAACTCGGGGTCTTCGAGTTGGTCTACAACAACCCAGTCATACGTGGCCGAAAGCAAGTTCGATTGGGCCTCTTCTTGCTCACGACGGCGCTGCGCAACATAACGAAAGTTGATTGTGCTTCCGTTCGTGAGGATCAGTGTGTTGTCGTCTTTAGTATACATGCGCTTGATCCACGCACGCGGGCACCACTGCATGAACTCACGACGGATCGTGTCGTTCAACTTCGGATACGTCGAACGCGCGATTAGTCCGTTGCAACCCGGATACTCGATGGCCAACTTGAGTGCCTTGATGCACGCAGCCGCCGTCTTGCCGTTGCCATATCCACCACCCACGATCTGTATCTTGGCACGTGATCGATGGAAGTGATCATGCATGCCACCTTCGACAATTCGGTATCGAGCTTGTGTCATCAGGTTGTCACACGTTGTAGCTGCGCAGCCGTCATCTCGAACTGGTAGTAGCGGATGCGTGACTTCCATCCGTTCATTGCAGCTTGTCGTATCCAACCGAGGTTCATTCGTGTGATGCTGAGCGGTGCCACCATGCCTGTTGCAACTGCAACCACTCCACCATTCAAGCAACACTGCATCGTGCCAGCACTCACGTTGTAGGTGATCGCAGCCTTGAATGGAACTCCAGCAACGAAACCGGGTGAACCGTTGATTGCTGCTAATGGAACACCAGCACTCACGGCAATTGGTTGCAACGCGCTCGTTTGCAGAGCCGCGCGCAGAACGTATATGTTGCTGCTGGTTCCGTCATCGAACCCACAGACATCGAAGTTGCCTGCGCCAGTTGGAACGAGTGCAGTTGACATCACACCATCAACAACCAACGTGCCTTGTGGTGAATTGAACCACCACGGTGCAATTGGCATCGTACTGAAGTCAGCGAACCGCTGCACGGTTGCAGTCGTCGTTGGAATGTAACTCGTTGGGAAGTAGCTGGCTTCGATCTGCGCACCGAATGCATAGCAGAACACAGATGTTCCATTGCCAGCAGAATTAGATCGTGCAGCTTGCACTTGTGGTGACGCTGATTTGTCTGGTGTGCAAGTCATCGTGCAACGATACCAGCCATTGCCGACTGCGATAACGGTTCCTGATACGCCACCTCCGCTGGTTGCACTTACTATTCCATTCGAGAGATCGAATGTCACTGAACGCGCAGCAGCGTCATTCCATGCTGGTCCAGCAATCAACAGCAGAATTGTTGTCTGCGTAGCAGCTTTGAAGAAGCAACTGAGTGTGTATGTTGTGCCCGCAGTCAATGCAATTGCTTGATAGAGAATGCCAATGCTGCCGTTGGCAGGAATGACACCCGATCCGGTTGTTGCACCATTCGGTCCAGCAGTCCCGGCTGCAAGTGTTGCATTGGTCTTGAGCCAACTTGCATTCGTGAAGTCACCACTCTGCAAACACAGATTGGTTCGTGCATCCTCCATCAACAAACCACGCGCTGCATGCGTGACCGGATCATACCCGAACCGTGGCGTGTTGATTGCAGCCGACTGGATTACACCGTTGACATCGAAGTATGTGCCCACGGCATTGCGTGTGAATGTCATGCTCGCTGGGATCGTGGACGTGAGATTGAGATCGAGTGCTGGTGACTGAATGATGTCAGTCAACGCGACGAGTTCATCATCCGTCAGCTTGTAGTCCCAATAGCGTGCTCGCTTGAAGAAGAAGTTCCCTGTTCCACCAGCAGGATTGAAGTTGAGATAGAAGTTGGTTGGATATGGTGGGAATGCTCCATAGGTGCCAGTTCCTGGCGTTCCCAATGCACCATCAGAAGCCATTCTACCTTGGATAACACCATCTGCTATCCGAACGGCTGCTGCCATTCTGTGAAACATATTCGGTGTCACGGGCATTACGGGATTTGTTGATGAATAACCATCAGTTCCACTTGGCGTTGACAATTGACTGGCGCTATCATTCAACACTGGCGTGGTCGTATCAAGCATATGCATGAATATCTGCTCACGTGCATTAGCCGCAGATGCAACACCAATCGGGAACATATATCCGTGCCAGCCAATGTCTTCGCTCATCAACTCCACATAGTATGTGTATTGCTCTGCGTTGTGCCAGTTCCCAGTTGGCATGATGAGATATTCACTGCCACGGGCCGCAGCAGATGTAGAAGGCACACCAATGAATGTTGATGGCCCAAGCCCAAAACAATTTGCATTATTCCCTAAAACCTCAAGCTGCACACGGTTCACTGAACCCGTTACAGTAACATTGAGTGTTCCAGCAACGGACATGTTGAACTTCGTCACCTGACCAGCAGTTAGCGTGAGCGATCCTTGAACTGTGCCAATTGTGCCGGTGCCGTTGCTTATCGTGATTGAACCTGTGCCAATCATCCACGCACATATTGTGGTGGTGACACCAATAGATATAGTCTGTCGTGTGATTGGTGCTGCCGACACAGGGAAGCAGTTGAACCGTTGGATTTCAGCGAGCAAACCACGACTGCCGAGAAACCGTGGCGTGGTCAATCCAGCAAACGTGTTGTATGATGAACCCGCTGCATCTGTATAGAAGCCGTCGGTAACGACAGCAGTTGTTGCAGTGCGCGTGAATGTTGCACGTCGATTGGGCCACACACCTTGTGTGAAGTCGAGATCGACAATCGGCGCACCACGATAGTAGCCAGCACCAGTGCATTCCTTCAACTCACTGTCCGGCATTGCAACTGGCCAATACTTGAAGCCACGAATGTAGCCATTGAAGCCCATCGTGCGCGCGCCACCACCACCGAGCGTAACTGCCAGCAGACTCGGGCCTGGATACGTCACTGCTGCGCCAGCACCAACTACATAGTCGATTGCTGTCTGCGCTCGTGTTTGCGAGACAGACATCGCAGCACGCGATACGTTGCCCGGTGTCTTTGGAACAGGCAAGGTCACGACGTTGACTGGAATACCACTATTGTTGGTGGCGTAACCAGATAGTTGGTTCACTCCTCCGCTGTTCGCCACCATCATCATATGTGTTCTGGCATCGGATGTATACGAACCAACGCCAGCAACCATCAGATGTGCTTCGACAGTTGGGAACGTGTTCGTGTTGGCGTAGTTTGCACTCCCTGCCCACATGAACTCAACCCAGTAGGTGCCTTGATCAACGTTCAGTTGTCCACCGAAGAAGTTCTGCAACAACTTGTCATCAGCACGAGTGATTGGTGTTGCACCAGACAGAATGTAGCTGGTTGCATCTGGGCCATTCTCGATCTGTATACGAAGCGTATTGGCAGGCACAATAACATTGAATGTGCCCGCAGTCGTGACTTGGAACTGCAACGGTGTGCCAGCAGATACGTTGTTGGTTGCCGGCGTGCATATGCCAGTGCCGGTTGCTGCAAAATTGATCGTGCTAGTATTGCCAAGCGACCATATTGTGTAATAGCCAACTGCCAGCGTGATCGTCTTCGTTCCAGCAGTTGGTGCTTCACTATTCAGCATGTAGTTAGTGCGTGATGGCTCCATCAACAAACCGAACGGCAACAACCGTGGTTCGTTCGTGTTGTATGTTCGATACGTCGTGACGGTCGATCCGTCCATGTAGGTGCAATCAGTCGCAACTGCATCCGTGCGTGTATACGCCCAACCCGCAGGCATGCCACTGCTCGGATTGAACGGTGAGTCAATCGTCGGCGGACCGCTACCGAAATACCAATCCTGCGGACACAGTAGCCGACCGACCAATCCGGGACGGAACAACATGTCAGTTTGTCAACTCGGTGATGTAGCACGAACCAGCAGTTGCATCCTGTGTGACGGCGATCTGCTCACCGACCGCAACCCAGAAGTATTCGGGCAACCCAGCAGGCATGAACATCGATGTTGATGCGAGCCGCGCCGCTATTGGCGCAACGCCGAACGAAACCCACGCCGGCACCGTGCACACGATGCGCACATGCCGTGTGTGATTGAGTTGCGTGATGCTCGATTGAACCGTGCCATCAGGTTGGCGCTGCGGTCGGTCGAGATTGACAGCGAATGGCGCTGACGCAACCGAACCCGCACCGACTGCCAACACCTGCGACAACTCGGGCCGGCTCGCTTGCACCGCATTCCCGAACCGATCCTCACGAATCGTCATTGTGGAATCTCCATCTCAATCGTTGGCGCTTGTTCGTCACGGTTCTTGCGAACGACCTCGATCACCAAACCGCCTTCCATTCGATGTCGATGCTCGACAATGTCAACTGGTCGGTGACCACTGCGATCAAGGAAGTCTTTGGCAGCCGAGGTTCGTTCACCACGAGTTCCATTGTAGAGCGTATCCACCAACACATTGGCAGCGGTTCGGGCGTGCTGACGGAACACGTCGCGGACATTGTCCGTCTCAGCATCCAACACGGCGGTGATGATGGCGCCGTGAATGAACACATATGTCTCGGTTTCACGGATTCGTTCAAGCTGCACCTCCGATATCCCGAGTGCCTGCTGCATCTCGAAGTCATCCAACCCGAACAGCTTGTAAGCAACAGCGATTGCACATGCATTCGCGTTGCGTGTCGTGTCGGGGATGTCCTTCAGGTGCCGACGTGTGTGCACCTCGAACGAATGCGCATCAGTTGCCGGTGGTGGCGTGTGTTGGCCGGCTAACACATGTGGAGTTACATCGACGGCTGGCGCGAACGGCTCACTCGAGTAGCCAGTTGCGGGTTCGACAATCCGCCCACCACGGTAGACGAGCCGACCGTCAGCCAATCGAATCTGTGGTTGTTCATCGCTCATTGCAGCGCCATCCGACCGACACCCTTGCCTGTCAGTATATTCTGTAGCGTGAGATCGGGCGATCCACCGGGTCCGCCAATTCCACCAGTTGACAACGCTGCACCGATTGGACCGATCGGTGGTTGCGTTGTTGTGTTGATGTTGCCGCGCGCACCAGCAGCAGCAGCACGAGTCTTGGCCATGATGTCCAATAGATTCTGCTTCTGTGCAGTTTGCGCAGCAGCGGCTTCTGTTGCTGACAGTATGTTCGGTCGCGGTGCAGATGTTTGCACCGGGCGTGGAACACGAATGGCCGGTTCAGGTGGCGGTGGAATTGGTGGAGCAACGGGTTGCGCTTGTGCAGCAGGTAGCGGCGCAGGTGGTGGCTTTGGTCCCGGTGGTGGCAACGGCGTGACAACTGGTTGCGATTGTGCTGGCTGAATCGGTCGTGGTCCGCCGCCAACCGAAATCGGTGCAGTCGGTGGTGGATTGAGTGCAGCACCGCGTGAATTTGCAGCGGATCGAGCCATCATTGCGCCGCCAATCCCTAGCCCACCCATTGCGAGTGCACCAGGAATCAACAAACTCAACTTCTGTTCGTCAGTCAGACCACTCTCGTTGCGTCGTGCACCGCGATTCGTCGTCGTCACGGTCGCAGCGGTGTTGCCCGTCTGCGCACGAGCCGGATCAATCAACGCACCGAGGTTGGGTGATGTTGCAGTCGATGGACCTTGGCCAGCAAGCGCCGACAGTTGCGATGCAGCTTCTGCACTCGTTCGATCAGTTGGTGATCGGTTCATGCCAGCAGTCAGCACTTCGGGTGCGATCGGTGGCGTGTTGGTCGGTTGAGTTGGCGTGCCGGGGTTGGTGAGTTCAGTCAAGGCACCCATCGACCCCTGACCGGGCATGTTCATCGGCGGTGCATTGTTGGCGGGTGGCGATGTCGATGGCGGTGCAGCATTGCGCGGTCGAATTGGTGGACCGGATACAGTCGGTGGTGCAGCAGCGAACTCATTCGAGTTCGGATCACCAGCAGATCGCTGCACGAAATCGGTGCGGACTGGCCCACCATCACCAAGCAACTCAGGATTCGTCGCAAGCGAATGCAACACCGCACTCATGTTGCCGTAGCTCGCTTCTTTGCCTTGCGATTGTAGATACTGCGCGATGCGGTTGCCGGTTTCAGAATACGACATCAGTATCCACCACCACTGCGGCCACCATTGAGAATGGCGTGTGCAATACCGGCAGCAGCCGCGACATGATGCGGCGGCAATCCACCATGTTGCATCGGTTGTGTGGGTTGCACGGGCGGCTGCACACGTTGCATCTGTTGTGCATCGAGTTGTTCATCTCGTGCCGATCCCTCGACAATGCCACGCTTCTTGTCGCGTGCCATCTCTGCCGGCGTATCACCTTCGCGCTTCTTCTCCGCAGCAGTATCGGGTTTCATCGCCGATTTGATCTCAGGTGTGTAGTCGTTTGCACCGCGCGCCATCATACGCCTCCACGTTGGTGTTTTCTGTGTATGTTGCGTGCACCAATCCCACGCATCTTCATTTCATGTGCACCGCGTGGTGATTTCTCTGGATACCAGAGATAGTTGCCCTTCTCGCACTCGAACGATATTGCATCACCAATATCCATCGTGCGCTTGAGGAATGCACCATACTCGGGCGGTATGTTGATCGTTCGAGAGAAAAGCCACGCGATCTCGATTTGTGCTGGTGTTTGGCCAGTCCATCTCTTGACAAGCTGCATGAAATGTGGTATCTTCCATCAAACGGGTTGCAGGGGGTAGAGGGGGCGGCATGTTGTGCAACGAAGTTGCACAACGGTGGAGGCGGGGCGGAGGACGGCCGCACCCGAATTGCATCGAGTTGCACCATGTGTTAGCCGACTAACAACTCACACGCGGATCAGAAATAACGACCCTGATTGCCGGGTCCACCGATGAATCCAGCTTTGCCACCACCACCACTTCCACCAACATCGGGCGGATAAACGGCGGGGCCGTGAGTTCGATTGAACAGCGCCGACAGATTGTTGTCATCGGTGACGGTATTGACGCGGTTGATGTATGTGATCGTGTCAATCGGCACCAACCCACCCAAGTTGAGACCAGTCGGGACAAGTGGCGTGGTGGCTTGGGCGCTCGATGCACGCACTTGTTTGAATGTTTTGGCCGCAGTTGCACCCGGTGTCGCACCGATCATCGAGATGAGCAACATGCGAACGGCTTGATTGGCTTTCTTCTGGAACATATTGGCGATGCGATTGTCGTCTTGAGTCAAGCCATTGAATTGAGCAATGCCCGATATGCCCGATAGTCCGATGCCAGTATTCGGCACACTGGGCGAGACGTTGCCAAGTGTTCCACTGAACCCCGTCCATGTTGGACCACCATTCGGCAGACCATAGTTTGCCATTTGCACGCACTCCCAATAGAGTTGCCTACATTCACAGTGATCGCATGTTCATGCATGCGTCAATAGTGGATTGTTGCGTGCACCACATTTGTATATGCATATGTGGGTGCACGCATTGATGCACGTACAACACCATACATGGCTACATACAGTACATACAAGGGGGCATGCATGGGGGCAACGATGCGCGTTCGTAACACGCCCAGAGTTGGTGATCGGGGGACACCGCATGTGCCGTTGTGCCGTCGCTGGCCGCTGATGTGAACCACTTTTGGATCTGGGCCGGGGAGTTGGGGGGCGTCGGCACCGTGCGCGCATGTGTGCAGCCGTTAGTCCACTAACACGTGCAGCACCCGCATCATGATGCATGCATGCGTTGAAGCAGTGATGCATGCGAGCAAGTGAGTGCTCGCATCGTGCAGCGCATCGTGCAGCAAGCGCGCGGATCTGCGCTTACATCAACACTTCAACGCTTCAACTGTGCACCTATGACCTAGGCTCACATCGTCGGCATGGTTGTCGGCTGATGCTTGCCGTTGTGCAACGTGTCATCGCCTCCCGCCGATCCGATGTTCGTATAGTGTCCCAAACGCACGCGTTAGGGCATGCGGTCACTAGGGCATGTGGCATGCGTGCACAATGGCAATGTTTGCCCTACCCATAGGGCATGCCAGCTTGCTGCGACCGCTGTGCGTGCGGCTGATGCCCGCTATGTTGGTGCCTGTATACACGAGATGTATACACAATGCCGATCAGTGTGACGAAATGCCCGCCGACGATCGTCCATTGCACCGCTTGGCGCATCAATGCAGCGGCGTATGTGTTAGCCGGTTAACAGGTGAACGCCACACCGCATGCATGCACACTGAGTATCGATCACGTTTCCGTGATCACGCTCACCGCTAGGGATAGTTGACATAGCCCCTAGCCGTGGTATTGTGTGCATGCTTGCTTAACAACTAGATGAAAGGTGAATGTGAGATGAAAGTGAATAGCAAATACGACGCGCCGACCCCGACCGCGTTTGGGTCATCTGTGCGCGAGGATTACGGCACAATCCGTGAACTCGGCATGATCCACGGATTGCGCGGCCGAGCGTGCACGACGAATGCTGATGATGCATTCGTCGCGGGCTGGAATGCCGGGCGCAAGTTGCGCTCGCGTATCACGGATGGATACGGATTGCGCATTAGCATTGACGATCCGACAAGCGCAGTCGCGCATGCGCACGCAACCGACAAGGTGACGCGCTGAATATCGCAACGCGAGCGCGCATGGTGCGCGCTCGCAAACTGGAAAGGCTCGCTCAAATGGATAAGTCAATTCGTGAGGCGCTCAAGTCATCGGTCGCGCTGCAAGGTTTGACGGTATCGCCTGATGCCACGCCCGTTGTGCCTGTTGTGTCGGGTAACGCGACAACGGCCAACACTTCGGCCGTCATTCCGTTCGCCATTGGTGCCGAGCGCACCAATGAACCGCAGGCAAGCAAGCGCGCGTTGGCATGGGCCGATAGCGGCATTGCCATTGCTCGCGATGGCGATGCATCGGTGGATACTGGTCAGCAGCTGGTGGCCGCCGCAATCGTCGATTTGTATTTGAACGGGTTCAAATGGACTCCGACGGACGCGCGAGCGGTGGGCCAGGATACCGCCGACATGCATAAGGGAAAGCTTGCGCAATACCGGTCCGATTGCGTCGCGGTATTTCTGCTCAAAGGTGAAAAGCGCCCCACCGATGCGACAACGTCGATGGGCATGATCGCGGCGCGCAACGCAAAGGCAGCGTTCGTCAAGTTCCAGCGTGACCAATACCACTACACTTGCGCGGCCAATCTCGCGCTTTGCATCATGGCCAATGGTGGCGCGTTGCGTGACTTCAATACCAAGGAAAGCCGTTGGGAACTACTCGGTTCGCAATTCTGCGAAGACGGCGAGCGTCCGGTTGACCCAAAGGCACGCTATCCGTTCATGCGATGCCGCGTCGATGCCGATTTCATACCGACCATTGCGCGCATCGATGGCAAAGACGAACCGTCGCGCGCGAGTCGGTCAATGGCGAATTACATTGACTTGGTTTGCTCCACCCATGAGTTGCTGCACAAGTCTCCAGTCGCAGTCGCGCGTAAGGAAGCGAAAGCGGCGGAGAAACAGACGCGCGCACCACACCACAATGACATGAGCAAGCCGCGCGGTGCGCAGCCGAACGCTACGCCGAACGCGACACCGCCCGTGCCGCCGAATGCATCGGGTAACACAACAACGCCAAACAACGCACCG